TTACTACACCGAAAGGTACGTTGCTTGTTAAGTTGATTGAACCGCCGTGTACCGGACGGTACGCACGGTGGTGTGAGAGGACGGGGATTTAATAAATTCCCTCCTACTCGATTAAGGAGTGAGAAGCTATGACATTGAATGAGATTATAACTATGGTCGGGGAATTAAAACCAAATCAGTTTGAAGATAACGTGCTGATCGGATGGCTCAATGCGGTAGAAGGAAAGCTTATAACAGAGGTTTTCAGCATGAGAGAGGAAGATGAGCGTATCGCAGCACTTAATTATAAGAAATACGATGAAAAAACGGATATGGACACAGAACTGCTTGTGCCGGATCCGTACACAGATCTGTATAAGTATTATCTGTTCAGCATGATTGATTTTACCAATGAGGAAATGGATCGATACACAAACTCTATGCTGATGTTCAATACGAGCTGGCAGGAATTTGTTAATTACTGGTACAGAACGCACGGTACGGTACTAACGGAGCGTTTTAAGGTTTAGGAGGGATGCTATGCAGTTGCCACAGTTAAATGTAAAAAATTCCAGCATCAATATCCTGAACACATTTATGGGATATAACCATAACAGCAGGATTGCGGACGGGGAATTTTATGATATGAAAAATCTCACCACAGACTACTTCCCTATGATGGCGGTAAGACCAAAGAGAGCAATCATAAAGCAGCTGGTCAATCCGATGGGAATGTTCGGATGCGATAAGGTAGTATTTGTGGATGATAATAAACTTTATTATGACCAGGGATATGTGTGTGATCTAAAAAAAGAATGTGCAGGTAAAGAGCGCAGATTTGCAATGATAGGAGCGTATTTATGCGTGTTTCCTGACAAACTGATCTATAACACATATGACCAGACAGTGGACTATATGGAGAATGAAGTCACTACAACGACAGCACCGACGTTTTCTTTGTGTAAACTGGATGGGACAGTATTTGATGAAACGAATACTTATACCGGGAATACAGCACCTGATACAGAAAAGTACAAGTACTGGATTGATACATCGCAGGACACGGTTGTGATCAAGATGTGGAGCAGCAATACCAGCGAGTGGACATCAGTAGCCACTACATACGTGAAAGTATCGTCACCGGGAATCGGAAAAGGGTTCAAACAGTATGATGCAGTCACTTTCAGCGGAGTGGATAAAACAGAAGCAATTTATAATAATTACAATTTTAATCAGTCCAACATATTGTACAGCTGTGATGATGATAATGTTGTGATCGTTGGATTTATCAATAAAGTGTTTACAAACAGTGGAAATATCACTTTAAAACGTGAAGTCCCGGACATGGACTTTGTAGCAGAGATGGATAACCGTGTATGGGGATGTTCGTCTGATAAGCATGAGATATATGCATGCAAGCAGGGAGATCCCAAAAACTGGAATTGTTTTATGGGTAATTCAGCGGATTCATATGCGGCGACTATCGGTACAGATGGAGATTTTACTGGGTGTATCAATTATATGGGGACTATATATTTCTTCAAAGATGCAGGTGTGCATTATTTATTCGGATCAAAACCATCTGATTTCCAGATTAACTGGAAAACCTTAAGGGGAGTGCAGAAAGGCTCGGAAAAGAGCCTGGTAGTGCTGAATGAGTACCTTTATTACAAAAGTCGGGATGAAATCTGTGTTTTTGATGGAAGCTCGCCGGAAAGTATCTCTGATGCGTTCGGAAAAGAGATTTATTATGATGCCACCGGCGGAGCTTTCCGGGATAAATATTATGTGTGCATGCGGAATAAGGACTATGAATACAGTATATTTGTGTATGACAGTAAGAAAAGCGTCTGGATGAAGGAAGATAATACAAATGCAAAGGGATTTGCCAGAACAGACGGTGCATTGTATCTGATCAATGAAAACAACGTTCTGCAGGTGATCAACTATGAAAAAATCTATACAAAATTGTTCCCGATGATAACCGGAGTACAAAAATACTGGTATCCGGGGGAAAACATCTATCCGGGAAACATCATGGAAGGAGAACTGGAGGATACCATCGAATGGAGCGCGGAAACCGGGCTGATTGGTCTGGAATCTCCATTTGCCAAGTATATCAAGAATTTCAAGATCAGACTGTATATTGATACACATGCATTTTTAAAGGTGGAAGTATCGTATGACAGTTCGGGCGCATGGGAAGAGTTGATGAAGTATTACAGCACAAGACCTAGAAGTCTGGAACTGCCGCTTAAGGTACGGAGATGTGACCATATGCAGTTACGGTTGTCCGGGAAAGGTGATGTAAGAATATACAGTATCGCAAAAGAGTATGAGGAAGGGAGCGGTAAACAGTGAGTACGAGATTTGGTTATCCAAATATTAAGGTTGGAAAGTTATCAAATGAGCAGAATATACAGAATACAAAGGCATTTTTATATGCGTTTAGCGAAAGCACAAGCCAGTATATAGAGAATCTGGAAAACAAAGTAAACACATTGGAAGGCATTATTGAAAATATGGCCAAGAGCAAGGAGGTATAGCATGCCTATAAACGATATCAGTAGTATTTTTTCACAGAACACAACAGCAGCAAAAAAGAAATTAGAGGATATTGAAGCAAATAAACCGGGACAGTATCACAGTAATTGGAATGGAACAATCAACAGCCTGATGGATAAGATTGTGAACCAGAAGGACTTCTCCTATGATTTTAACGCAGATCCACTGTACCAGCAGTATAAGGATCAGTATACACAGCTTGGAAAACAGGCGGCACTTGATACGCAGGCAAATGCGGCGGCATTGACCGGGGGATTCGGAAACAGCTATGCAGCCACAGCAGCAACACAGGCAAACCAGCAGTATCTCACACAGTTAAATAATGTGATTCCACAGCTCTACAGCCTTGCAATGGACAAATATCAGATGGATACGGACAAGCTTTATAATCAGTTTTCTGCGGTTGGAAATCAGGAAGACAGAGAATATGGACAGTATCGGGATACCGTTACAGACTGGAAGGATGACAGGAACTATTACTACAACAAATACAATGATTCCATTGGAAATGACCAGTTTATCGCAAATTATAACCAGAGCGAGGATCAGTTTAACCAGAATATGGCATACAACCGGGAAAGAGATGCAGTTGCAGATTCGCAGTGGCAGCAGCAGTTTGATTATAACAAGAGCAGGGATAGTGTATCGGATTCGCAGTGGCAGCAGTCGTTTAATTACCAGCAACAGCGCGATAACGTTTCAGATTCCCAGTGGGAAAAGCAGTATGCGTTGTCGCTTGCGAAGTCCAAGAGTTCCGGAAGCAGTTCGTCTGGATCATCCGGAAGCAAATCAAGTGGTTCAAGAAAAAGTGGAAAAGGTTTAGAAAAAGAAATAAAGAAGGTGCAACAGGTAGATCAGTTTAATTACCTTTCAGGTAAATTTGGCAATATTGCAGATAAATCATATGCAAATATGCTTGCTAGTAATGTGAATAAAGGAATTATTACGCAGGCAGAAGCAAATGCAATTTTAAAGAAAAAATATACAGCCGCAAATAAGAAAAAATAAGGAGAAAGATTATGAGAAGAAAGCAGATTACAGGTGCAGACTTATTATCTGAATTGCATAGTTATAATGGAAATGACAAGCGATATAGTGAAAGCAAAGTAACAGAAGCGACTAAGGCGGTGGATAATGGAAAGTATCAAGAAAGTGAAACAGCAGCAGAATATGCAATGAAAAAATTGAAAGCCCATTATGGTGTAGAAGATCAGGATAATAATGAGGATATCGCTAAGCTTGCACAATCTGGCTTGCAAAAATTAGAGCAGTACTATGGCACAAGGAATCAGATGTCGTCTGTCAACACTATTCAGAGCGGAATACAGGAAGGTAATAACAAGTATTTCACAGATGCAGGAAAGCTCCCAACCAGCAGCAGGATTATCCAGACTATGGATGACAGAGCAATTGAGGAGGCATTGCGTATTGCGAAAGGTGATCAACAGAGCCTGGATACAGAGTATCTTACAAAAAGCATGGACTCAAATCGGTATGATGAATATACCGGAAAAAGAAGCTCATTACAGGAAAAAGTAGATGCGTATTCAATAGAAAAAGATAAAAGAGACAAGGAAAAAGAGGCTGTCAAACAGCAGGAAAAGGTAAATGCGTATATAAAAAAGCGTGAGGATGCTTTAAATTCATTGACAGATGAACAGAGACAGACATTGGAAGAATATGCAGAAGCAAAGAAAAATGTAGAGTCTAATATGGCATTTTCTGGCATGAACCAGAATTATGATACGAACATAGCAAAGAATAATGCAGAGAATATTTCTAGCATGGATCAGTCAAGGAAATTACTGGAGAAATCAGGTATAAAGAATGTAGATGTTCTTACACAGTATGTAAATGAGATTAACGATGAGAAGAAAACAATAGAAATGAATGAGGGAATACAGAAGGCTGTTAATGAGAATCCAATAGTAAATGGTATAGGAATGTCAGTAATAGATGTGGCAATGTCACCGGCAGCAGGACTGGCAGCGGTAGTAGAGACATTAAAAAGACCATATTATGCTGATCCAAGTGCACCGGTAAATACAAACTCGGACGCATATGCACTGACTAATTTTTTAAATGCGACAGAAAGTGCGGTCAGCGATAAGATTGATAATAAGTATGGACAGTTTGCGTATGGAGTAGGTATGAGTACGGCAAAATCCGCATATTCCGTAGCACTGGGAAGTGAGGTTGTTGGTGGTCTTGGATTGACAGGAAAAGCAGCGAAAACGGTTGGAAATATCGTAACTTTGCCGGAGTTTGGCGCATCTGCATATGCAACGACATTGCAGCAGGATCAGGCGAACGGAATCAGTACAGAAAATTCCATCAAGCACGCCACAGCTGCAGGTATTAATGAGATGCTGTTTGAGGTGGTATCTTTAGATCATGCATGGGATATTCTGCATAGAAGCGGAAAAACAGCGGCAAAAGAAGCAATCGTGAGCACACTGGCACAGGCAGGAATCGAAGGAACAGAGGAAGGATTTACAGATATTGCAAATGCAATTGCGGATAACATCATCAATGGTGACCAGTCAGAGTACAACCGGAATGTACAGAATTATGTTTCCATGGGATATACAGAACAGGAAGCAAAAGACATGGCAAGTAAAGATTTTATGGGCGAGATCGCACAGGATGTACTTGCAGGTGCTATTTCCGGTGGTATCATGGGTGGAATCACAAATACGGCAAATGCTGTCAATTACCATAAGCTGGGGGCACATATCGAAACTACAACAGAATTAAAAAACAATGTATTGGATGTAGCAGAGCAGATGGATGAAAGAACAACTGCAAAACAGATCGTAGAGGAAAAGGGAAGAGAAAATCTTAATGCGGAAGATCTTGGAGCAATTGCACAGTCTATGGCAGAGGAATCTGGAAAGGATATTCAAGACGTATTGACAGAACGTTTTGCCGAGCTTGGCGAAACGAAACAGCAGGCAAGAAAAGATGCAAAGGAGATCATAAAAGCAGTCACGACACCGAGTGAGGAGGTGACGAATGAAGAAAATGATACCAGGACGCAAAAATTTGAAGCAAATCCGAACCTACCGACGGTATATGCAGAAACATTAGAAGGAAAGCATACTGCCGTAAATGACGCAATTAACAACGTTCAGAGCAGTTACCATTATGCGCAGATGGAGAAAAAGGGAAGAGAGAGTCATACAGGTGTCACAAGAGCAGTGGTGAAGAGTACGGGGGAAAAACAGATTGTGATCGATGTGCAGAACGTTTCTGGCAATCATGCAACCGTCCGCATGTCAAACGGCACACTGAAAGATTTGTCGGAGATTGAGATTCCAGACAGAAACCTGCAGCAGCTTTATAACTTTTCAACCACCATGGATACGGCAACAGTAGCCAATACACTAATCAATAACTGGGATAATGAGGAAGTCGCACCTTATGTGCGTGCAAGTGCCGTATTTTATAATGCCGGAAAACTTGGAACAAGCTCATTTGAATCACTTATGAACAACCCAAAGAATGCACAGCTTGTCATGAGTGTAAATAATCCGGCAACATTGAAAGCAATGTACACGCTCGGACAGAATAACAGCCAGAGAGCGGAAGTTGCACCGGTGCAACAGCAGAAAAATGTCAACGGATCAGAACAGACGGAGAAAACAGAGAGAGCCGAAAAGGTAGTTGACCTTAGAACAGATAAAGCGGATGGAAGAATGGCTGAGGTTGCGGAACGTGTTGCAAAGAAAACCGGACTGGAAATCACTTTGAATGATTCGCTGGAACATGGAGAAAACGGACATTTCAGTCAGGCATTATCGAGAATCGCCTTAAGCAGTACATCACACAATGAATACGAGACGCTGATTCACGAACTGAATGAATGGGCGAATACATATAACCCGGAAGGTATGCGTAAGGTTATGGATACCGTATTGGATTATGCACAGACAAAAGAGGGCGCAACGTATCTGTCTGACAGAATCCAGAAATATTATGACACTTATAAGCGTGTAGAATCAGATAAAACATATGAGGGTTCGGCAGATGAATTTGTATTTGACTATCTGGCCGGAGTGTTCAGTACAGAGGAAGGAGTGAAAGACTTCTCGCGTTATATGACGGAAGAAAATATTTCACAGAAAGAACAGAAGAGCATTTTAGAGACGGTAGCAGACTTTTTCAAAGAACTGTACGATAAAATCGTATCTTTCCTTGACGATCATGTATTATCTGAGACAGCGAAAAAAGGACTGGAAGCGGATGCAGAAAAAGCGCAGGAAATCCGTGATATGGTACTGGGAGTATGGAGTGAGGCAGAGGAAAATTTTGGCAATAATGCAGAGGCAGAAAATGATATGAAGTTTTCTATCAATGTCGATCTGGATGAGGAGCTAAAAAAATATAATATTGAAAATAAACTCAATGATTATATTGCGGTCCAGAAAGCAGTTGTAAATCATCTTAAAGAAACAGGATTTTTTGACAAGAATAGTACAGTGGTGAATGAAGAAACCGGAATGCAGATCAGAATTAATCCTCGTGGCATTAAAGAGACTCTTGCAAATGGAAAAAGGTTTCAGTCTTTGCCGAGAGAATTGAAAAAACTCAAAATAGCTACAATAGAACAACTGCCAGAAATTATAAAAAGGGGGGAACTTATTGAGGATAATATTGAAAATACACATGGGGAAAATTCATTGTATGCATATTTTGAAACACCAGTAGAAATAAATGGCGGTAACTATAAGGTTAGGGTAAATATAAGAAAGACAATAGAAACAAATAAATTCTGGATTCATAATGTAATATTAGAAAAGGATTCTGAATTACTCAACCCAACCCGAAAGCAAGGTATCCACGAGATTCAGAATCCTTCTGAAAACATTATATCACAAACTGAGAAAAAAGAAACAAAAAAATATTCAATTGATATTGACGATTCTTTCTTTGATGCATTATATGGTGAACCATCTGAGCATGAGACAGAGATGTCATCCATTATTCAGGAAGGCTTTGAAGCACTGAAAAATGTGGAAGTGAATGAGCGCATGATGCACAAGATCGCATATGCAATTAAAAAAGAGAATAAGAGCACCTATGATATTGATAAACTCGCTTCAAATCTGACGAAAGTATTTGCATACCTGAAAGAACATAAGAATGCAGATTATAATGATATGATCCGCATTGTACAGGAAGTAGCAAAGCCGGTCATTGAGGAGAGTACAGACGTGGATCCATACGAGCAGCAGGCCTATAAGGATGTCAGGGATTATGTGAAGGGACTGAATATCAGACTGAACGATGAACAGAAAGCAGAAGTTGCATATTATTATGGTTCCTATGAGAAATTTCGGAAAATGAACTTTGGTAGTTTAAACTTTACTGATAAAGGAACATATCTGGATAACTTGTGGACAGAAATTGCAGATAATTCTTATCAGATGCTGGATTATGATGTATCGTCAGCAGACCAGCCAATGGCACTGGTGGATATGCTGAACCAGTTAAAACCGGCAAAAAAGAATATATTCGGCATGGACAAAGAACAGGCGGCATATGACCTTGCGTTGGATATTTACCGCAGATTCTTTGTGGAACAGGCACAGGATGCGGCAAATAAAAAGGTGTATGAGAAAACAGACAGACTGATTGTGAGACAGCAGGAATACAGAAAACGTGTAAAAGCGGCATATGATGAAAGCCTGGCAAAACTGCGCACAGTGGAAGCAGAGAAGAGAAAACAACAGGCGGAACGGTATGAAGAAAAAATAGCAGATCTTAAGAATGCGCAACAGGCGGCTCTTGCGAATGCGGATAAGAAAGCTGCAAAGAAATATCAGGATGATATTGCATCCTGGAATCGCTGGCTTACGAGAGCGATTCAGAGAGCAGACAGAACAGAGCAGAGAATGCTTGAACTGAAAGCTGCTAATAGGAACAATGCACTTGCAAAGCGGAGAAATCAGGAAATGAGCAGTATGCGCGAGCGCATTAAGAAAAATGCAAATGGAATCATAAGCTATTTTAATACGAATACGGATAAGAAGCATGTTCCGGAAGCATTAAAAGATTCTGTGGCTAAGTTTATTACGAGCATTGATTTTGTAAGCGAGAGAGCTAATCCAGACAGTACCGCCACTATGGTCTGGAGGGAATCCCTGAATCAGATGTACCGGAAACTTTCTGATAGAAATGCAGCAGTGGAAGGTAATTATGAGGATATCTTTAATGCACTGATGGATCAGGCAGATGGAAACAAGAGTACTTTATTATCTGATATGAGCGATTTTATCAATGCAAATGAAAATGTCCGTATCACAGATATGAATGCCAATCATTTGAAACAGCTTGATGAACTTATTACAAGACTGAAAAGAACAATCACAACGGTGAACCAGTTGTATGTGAATAAGAGAACCAATGATGCAAGAAAGCTTGGTGCAGATACGATTGCAGAGTTAGAACAGAAAAAGGATAAAAAACTGCATGCAAACAGAACGGTACAGGCTGTGGAGAACCTTCTGGACGTGAATATGATGGATGCAAGATCATATTTTTACAGGCTGGGAGATACAGCAGGATCTATTTACGACGGACTGCGCACGGCATTTAATGATCGTGTGTGGCTTCTGAAGGAAGCACAGACTTATATGGAAAATGCGTTAGATGGCATCAATACAAAAGACTGGACAGGCGACAATGCAAAAGTACATACATTTATGATCCGTGGGAAAGAATTACAGATGACCACGGCACAGATTATGTCACTGTATGAACTGCGGAAACGTAATCAAGCATTATTACATATGAAAGTTGGAGGAGTCAGACCAAAAGATATTACGACAGCAAAGAAAAATGTTGATATTTCTAATAGTAAATTCGGAAAAGAGGTAATTAGCCGGGTTAAACCGATTAAGCTTACAGAGTATGACATTGATCATGTTATCTGTAGTGTACTTACTCCTGAGCAGATCAAGATTGCAGATGCGATGCAGCAGTTCATGGCAAATAATTGTGCTGACTGGGGAAACAAGACAACCATGATGATGAATGGATATAAGCGTTTTGGAGTTAAAAATTATTTTCCAATAAAGGTTGATGGAAATTCTGTAGACACCAGAGATCAGACAGCATACTGGGCAACACAGAATAATAGTTTTACAAAGCAGACCAGGGAACGTGCGGTGAATGCGTTGATTGTGGATGATATCTTTGATGTATTCACAAAGCATGTTACGGATATGGCTACATACAGTACATTCACAGCTCCATTATCAGATGCAATGAAATGGTTTAATCATAGGAACGTTGAATTTAAGGATGATATTGTTGTAGACACGAATTCTGTACAGAGACAGATCGAACTTACTTACGGAAAAGAATATCTGGAATATTTTAAGAAGCTTATCAAAGATATCAATGCAGAATCTGTAAATGGAATAGAATCCCAGATTGCAAGCACACTTGTAAGCAAGATGAAAGCGGCATCTGTAGGTGGAAACCTGCGAGTGGCAATCCAGCAGCCAACGGCATATATAAGAGCAGCGGCAGTCATGAATCCTAAGTATATGGCACAGGCAGTATTCAAAAAATCTGCAATGAAAAAAGCAAAAGAAAATTCAGCGATCACACAGTGGAAATCTTGGGGATATTTTGAAACATCCATAGGACAGTCCATGAAGTCCGTCATAACCGGACAGCAGAGTTTAAAAGAAAATGTTGTAGAAAAATCAATGATTCTTGCACAGCTGTGGGATGATGTTACATGGGGATATTTATGGAATGCTTGCGAAGCTGAGATAAAAGATAAACATCCGGATGTGAAATACGATTCCAAGGAATTTATTAAAATGGTGGCAAATCGCTTTGATGAAATTGTGGATCAGACACAGGTTGTTGATAGTGTACTTCACAGATCTCAGATTATGCGAAGCCAGGATAAATTGGTACAGATGGCAACAGCATTTATGGCAGAACCGACAAAGTCATACAATTTACTTGTAAATGCGGTGCGTGACGCATCAGAGAAAAAGAGTAAGTCATCAATGAAACGTCTTGGCAGAGTGGTTACGGCATACACTGCCACACAGGTTATTAATGCGGCAATCGTTGCAGTGATAGATGCTACCAGAGATTTAGAAGATGATGATAAAACATTCTGGGATAAGTATATTGAAAATCTCAAAGGAAATATCGTCGATAATATGAATCCAATTTCAATGATCCCATTTGCAAAAGACATTGTATCTATTTTCCAGGGATATGATATTAGCAGATTGGACATGCAGGGGATTTCAAAATTATATGCCGGAGCTAATAATATGCGAAAGTATATTACAGATCCGGATTACAGAGAGAAACATACATTTTATGATGTTGCAAAAGAAACTGCGCGAGGAGTGTCATTAGTCACAGGTATTCCGGGATTCAATGTTTTACGTGATATCGAATCTCTATATCATGCGGTAACTGGAAAATGGCTGGGAGGAATTATCCGGTCTAACACAAGGCAGTATCAGAGAAGTGTCGATGCATTGTTAGATGGAAACACAGAAGAATATAATTCGATTATGCAGGAACTTTCTGACAAAAATGTGGAGGAAGATAAGATTGATTCTGGAATCATGAGCGAATTAAAAAAGAGATATACAGCCGGAGAGATGGAAAAGAGCACGGTTGAAAATATCCTTAAAGATCAGTTTGAAATGGATGATAACGACATTTATTACAAACTGAAAAAATGGGAGAATGGAAGTGACTGGACAAAGTACAGCGATTTTTATTCGGCGCTGGACAATGCTTATGAAACTGGAAAAATTAATGACCGGGACAAGATTAAAGCTGAAATTGATGATCTGAAAAAGCATGGTGTGAAGGAAGAAAACATTAAGAGTCAGATTACAGAGAAGTATAAGCCAATTTATCTGGAAGCAAAGAAAAAGGGAAATTATGCTGATTTGAAAAACTTATTAATATCTGCATATATGATGTGCGGAGATTCGCACTCAGAGGCAATGAAAAAAATTGATAACTGGTCAAAACAGAAGAAAAGCTGACAAACAGGGGGGCATTATGCTCCCTTGTTTTCTTATAATGGGCGAAAAGGAGGCAGATATGAAAAACGATATTATTCAAAATATCCGATTGGATATGAATGCTCCAAAAATCAAATCCAGTTTATCAGTCCGGTTAGGGGATACGTGCACAAGATCAATACATGTGACGCTGTCCAATGGTGGAAGTGTCGTTTCCATGGAAAATGCACTTGTAGCTTTGATCGAGATTGAAAAACCGGATGGAAATCACTGCTATAACGATTGTGTGATATCAGGCAATGAAATCCAGTACACAATTACAACTCAGACAGTGAACGTGGAAGGAACATGTAAGTGTCAGATCAGCGTCACATTTGAGGATGGTGCAATGATAACATCACCAATATTTGATCTGGTGGTATATTCCCAGCTTGTGGATCAGAACGAGGTGAAATCCCAGAATGAGTACAAATCTCTCACGGAACAGGTTGTAATGGCAAATGCGTATGCGAATAATGCAAAGGCATCTGAAACAGCAGCAGGTGTATCAGAGACAAATGCAAAAGCATCAGAGGATGCAGCAAAAGAATCAGAAACCAATGCCTTGTCCGCTGCGAATGATGCGGCACAATCAGCGCAGGAAGCTCTTGCGTCAAAGGAAGCAGCAGCAGTATCAGAAGGAAATGCGTTAATTTCAGAGAATAATGCCAGTGCACATGAACAGGCAGCGGCACAATCAGCACTGGCGGCATTAACATCAGAAACAGCGGCAAAAAAATCAGCGGACGCAGTAGGTGTATCAGAATCAAATGCAAAAAAATCTGAGACAAATGCACTAAATTCAGCAAATGCAGCAGGAACATCAGAAAAAAATGCGAAGTCATCCGAGAAAGCAGCAAAAGAATCAGAAACCAATGCTTTATCCGCTGCGAATGATGCGGCACAATCAGCGCAGGAAGCTCTTGCGTCAAAGGAAGCGGCAGCAGTATCTGAAGGAAATGCCAAAGCATATGCAGCCACTGCTGGTATCAATAAACAGGAGGCGCAACAATCAGCACTGGAAGCATTAACATCAGAAACAGCGGCAAAAAAATCAGCGGACGCAGCAGGTGTATCAGAATCAAATGCAAAAGACTCTGAGAAAAACGCATTAAATTCAGCAAATGCAGCAGGAACATCAGAATCGAATGCAAAGGCATCTGAAACAAATGCAGACCAGAGGGCAGCAGATGCAGACACTTCGGCGAGGGAAGCAAAAAAATGTTTAGAAGATTTAAAAGCATCCGGGCAATTGACACTTGGAGAAACACATGATACGGCATATTATGGAGATAAAGGCAAGGCAGCATATGAACATAGCTTCTTGACCGGAAATCCTCATAATACAACTTACGAGGAAGTAGGTGCAGATAAATCAGGTGCAGCGAATGCGGCATTAACATCATCTAAAGATTACACAGATGAAAAAATATCAGAGGTTAATACGGAACTTGATAAAAGAGCTTTGACAAGTGAACTGACCATACACACATCTGATAAAGTGGTGCATATCACTGTGGAGGAAAGAACTGCCTGGAACGAAAGCTATCAAAATGCAGTAGCCTATACTGATCAGAAAATAGCGGCACTGATAAACGGTGCACCAGAAACTCTCGACACACTGAAAGAAATTGCGGATGCAATGGAACAAAATGAGAGCGTTGTAGAAGCTTTAAATAATGCAATAGGTACAAAAGCAAATCTGGCAGAATTTAACTCGCATGAATCCAATACAACGGTACATATCACGGCAGCAGAGAGAAAAAAGTGGAATGCATATACAACACAGATCGCTAATCTGCAGAAGAGTATTGATACTATTAATAAAACATTAACATCGTTAGGTAGCTCAGTAACAGAATTACAAAATAAACAGGGATATCCAATAGCAAAGGAGAATTAGACTATGGCATATAAAAAAGTAGGATGGAAAGATTACCCATCAACAGACACACCAATTAATGCAACAAATTTAGACCACATGGATGCAGGAATCTTAGAAAATGCACAGACGATTGGGGATAAGACAAAAATATCAGGCATCGGAGACGGCACCATAGCAGGAGCAATTGAACAGAATACCCAGAGTTTAACTAATGTTAATAATTCAAAAAAAACGTATATCAGATTAGTACTACCAAATATTGCTGCTGACGCAAAAGCTGTCTGCGATTATATAAATAAAAATTATTTGATGGGGCAAATAACTCCTATGTATTCGATTGAGTTTGATGTAGTTGCATCAAATGCAGACTGGTTTTCTGGTGTGCTATCTACAGATTCAAATGTAGATAGTAACGCCCGTACTGTTTGGGGTATCGTACAGCGACGATCCATTTCAGCAGATAATAGCACAGTATATAAATACTTTGGAAATGGAACAGGAGGTGCCGGTACAGTATCCCCTTTTAAAAGATATGAGGATGGCTATAATACTGGCTATGCTGCTGGTCAATCAGCAGGTGTTCCTAGTGGCAGTTGTATAGCAGGATGGCGATCAATAGACAGCTATTCCAATGGACAGTGGGTAACAGGATGGGTTGGTGTAAATCCCAATTTTTTCACAGTAAATAGTGCCGGTATAATTCCTGTAAAAAATTTTACTGCTACAGTATATTGGCAAGGCTACAACAAACGTGACATAGACTTTTTTTCTAACGGTGCAATGGGACATCGAGACAACGGTACCAGCTTAGACGGCGTGCGAATGAACTTTTACGCAGGAACACAATGCGGTTTTAAAACCAACGATAGCGGTGGTGGAAGTCTCGGAGCAGGTTTCATTGTTCTTAATTAAAAAATCTTATTATTACAGGTGGTCAGAAGGCTGATAATACGTGGGAATATTATATAAGCAAAATCGCCATTGCTTAAAAATCAAATAGTAACACTGAGGTTGTGGCGGTTTTTAACCCACCATTACCACTGAAGAACCTCATTTATCGATAATAGACTGCTATATTAGCATCGATTGTAACATCACTTCCTGATAAAAGAAAATTTTGAAGGCTTATACCTTTATTCGTATTATCCTTTATAATTACTGCACCAACCCAACCAGGTTCATTTGATCCAAAATAATAATTCCCATTATCGTCTTGTGTGAAAGAGCAAGACACTCGATAATTATTATAATAGGCTATAATGTGTATTTCTTTATAATTTATATTGCTGAAATCAAAATACTTACCTTCTGTTTTTACTTGTTTCCAAGTTAAACTCCGGGGTAATCTAAGAAAATAGCCATAAAAAAGCATGGAAAAACCGATATTTTTCTCGGTTTTTCCATGCTTTTTCATTGAGAAAAGAACATATGTTCGGTATAATAGATAAAAGAACAAAATAAAAGATATTTTGGAAAAAGATTATATCATTCTTGATGACAGAGATATTGAGAGAAAATATAATATGTATGTTGCATAAATTGAAAGATGTTCCCCAAAGAGGGGGGCATCTTTTTTTTTGTACGGTCATAATAGGGTGTAACAAAAGAAAGGAGGATTCATTGTGAGATTAATTATTTTGAAAGAGAGGAGCGACTATGAAAGTATTTGACAAAGTTAACATGATTTACGGTGCAATCGCAGCAATTGGGGTGGCAATTCTCGGAAAGTATTGGTTCCTGTTTGCAGGATTCCTGATTTTAAATGTCATTGATTACGCAACCGGATTTGTCAAAGCAAAATATTACGAAAAGAATGAATCAAGCGCGATCGGAGCAAAGGGCGTTTGGAAAAAAGTGTCCTACTGGATCGTTATTGGACTAGCATTCTTCATGTCACATTGCTTTGTCGAGATGGGAAAAATTATCGGCATAGATTTGTCATTCATGATGATGCTAGGATGGTTTACACTGGCGACCTACATGGTCAATGAAGTGAGAAGCATCTTGGAAAATTTAGTAAGAATGCATGTGAATGTTCCACAGTTTTTAATTGCTGGCTTAGATGTCACGCAGAAATTAATTGATTCAAAGACAAATATCAAGGAGGAAACAAAAAGTGAAGAAATTATTTATCAGTCAACCGATGAAGGACAAAACGGACGAGCAGATTCTTCAGGAACGTGAGAAAGCGATTGCAGCAGCAAAACAGAAAGTAGGAGATGATGTAGAAGTCATTGATTCTTTCTTTAAGGATGCACCACACGATGCGAAGCCATTGTGGTTCCTTGGAAAATCATTAGAGCTTTTAGCATCAGCAGATGTAGCTTATTTTGCACCAGAGTGGGACAAGTACCGCGGATGCAAAATCGAACATGAATGTGCAGTCCAGTACGGAATTGCAACAATTGAAAGTGAGGAATAAATTATGAGAATCGGATTAAATGCAGGACATACATTATCAGGACCGGGATCAGGCACATCCGGTGTAATCGTAGAGAGCGTTGAAACAAGAAAAGTGTGCAGCAGATTGACTGAGATGTTTAAGGCATGCGGAGTGGAGGTTGTACCTTGCACAGTGGACAAGGCTGCGTCGCAGTCGTCATATCTCCAGAAAGCTGTAAATATGGCAAACCGCACTGATTTGGATTATTTTATTAGCATCCATTTTAACAACGATGCAAAGAAAGCCGGACACGGCGTGGAAGTGTATACCTATAAAGGTAGACAGTATCCAGATGCCGTAGAGGTATGTGAACATATAGCAGCACTCGGTTTTTCAAATCGCGGAGTAAAAGAAGGTAGCGGATTATATGTGATCCGGAAAACAAAGGCAAAATCCATGCTGATTGAGGTATGCTTTGTAAATGATCCGGATGCATCCTTATATCAGCAGAAATTTGAGCAGATCTGCACAGCAATTGCATATGCATTAGCAGACTATGTACAGGCAGCACCAAAGCCAGTTGCACCGGTACAACTTCCGAAAGTGAAAAAATATGTCAGAGTGTTAATGGACGGTCTGGCAGTAAGAAAGTGTGCAAGTTGGGATAATTCAGCAGTAGATCATAAGGTGCAGGCAAATGAAGTATTTACCATTGCCGAAGGACCTATCAAGGTCGGCGGTGGCAGTATGTACAAGCTTAAATCTGGATTGTATATCACAGCAGCAGAAAAATATGTAAGTGTATATGAAAAATAGATTAATATACAGAACAAAAACATAAGCGTTTTTAGTTCTGTATATTATTTAAGAAACCATAGTTATAGATATAAATAGAAAAAAGTTGTCAGTAATATACAGGTTGTATACAAAAAAACTGCAAGTATGCATAAAACCGTTCAAAAAAGCTAAGAAAGCAGTTGCTTAATAGAAATTTAAAAAGGGGCTGTGAAAAAAGAATAGTCCCGAAAAAAAAGAAAGACCAAGAGTTTATAATGAACTCAAGGTCTTTCTTTCTGTTATAATTAATTTGTGAAAAAAATTAATAACATAATCTATTCTAACCCAAAACAGGCAGTTTTGCCAATGCTAATTCAAGATTATTTGGACATCTGTGATCCAGTGCTGACTTTTGATAGATTTATGGG